GCGGCACTACATCAGGCGGGCTTTCAACATCAAGCAATTTTATCAGTAGTAGCGGTGGACATTTAAACGCTTATGCAAGCGGTGGGCTAATTAATGAGCCGGTATTCGGCATGGGCCAAAAAACGGGGGAGAACTACTTAATTGGCGAATCCGGCCCGGAATATGTGACACCGGCAAATAAAAAAACAAACGCGCCGGAAAAAGTACGTGTTGAAATTTATAACGAATCTGGACAGGAAATGCAGGTCACGGAAAGCAAAGCGCAGTTTGACGCTCAAGGAACAATCGTAAAACTTTGGTTAGACGCGTACAAACGTAATAAAGGTGGGCTTAGAAATGCCCTCACGGGATAAATATGGCAACATTTCCATCTACACTACCTAATCCAAGTGTACAGTCCAGCGGTGAGATAAAACTCGCACAAGTTCGCACACCAATGGAAGCAGGCTATGTTCAAACACGCAAAAAATATACTCGTAGTCGGGAAAAATATAGCTTGAGTTGGTCTGCTTTAAACAATACGGAGTTTGAAACTTTGCGAGATTTTTTTATCAACAACCAAGGTGGTAACTGGGATTTTCCATTTTTATCCAGCACTAAGCAATATCGTTTTTCAAGTGACTCTATCAGTTTTAATTGGACATCCCCGTTATACCGCAAAGTACAAATTGAGATTGAGGAAGTATAATGCCTGCGCCACTTAGCACTATTGCAATTACAGAAAAAAACAAATTGGCAAATGCTGATAGTGTTTTCTTGATCGCGCTAAAAATCGAAATTCCAGGCATGGAAGAAGATATACGAGTAGTCGCAAATACCGAAAATATTACATGGCGAGGATATGAATGGATCGCCTTTCCTTTTGATCTGGATGAAGTGACAGAAACAGATTCCGGAGAAGTTCCGCAAGTGGATGTTAAAGTCAGCAATGTTTCCCGAGAGATGGAATACTATGTCCATGAATATGATTCATATTGTAAGCAAAACGGTTTCGAGCCTATTATTTGCAAAATCTATGTGATAAATACATTAAATTTAGACAGCAGTGCGCCGGAACGAGAATTAACATTTGAGCTTGTTCAGCCCAAAACAGACACACAATGGGTAACATTTACTTTGGGGGCGTCTAATCCATTTCAAAAACGATTTCCTCGTAGACGAATGTTGCCGAGTTGTCCCTGGGAATTTGAAGGACCGCGTTGTGGATTTGATTCCCGTACAGTATCTAGCGCAAAAGGGCCACTTCGGTGCAATAAAACATTCCAACGGTGCAAAGAACTAGGCAATGCTGCTCGGTTCGGAGGATTCTATGCGACAGGCCGCTCCGGAATTTGATGATCTGCTAGGCATCCCATTTGTTGATGGAGGGAGAAACCCGGAGACTGGTTTGGATTGTTGGGGATTATTCATGTTGGTTATGGAAAGATTTGACATTCAAGTGCCTGATTACAAACTTTCCTGCTTTGCCAGTCAAGATATACATTATGCTGCTCAAGATGCTTTAATGGATCAGTGGGAAAAAGTAGATGGGCCTGGATCTGGGATTGGGGTGGTTTTGGCAATAAATCCACGTATGCCGGGAATAATTCAGCATTTTGGTGTGTGCATAGATAAATATAAGTTCATCCATACTCTTAAAAAGACTAACTCAATTATGTCTGATATTTACAACGGAATGTGGTCTAATAAAATAAAAGGCTTTTACAGATGGCAAGACCAGTAACAGTTTCATATATAAACAACATATTTGACCCTCATCGCAGTCGAGAGACACACGAGCTTGAGCCGGGCAAATATGTGTCTGCTTATATCCAGGAACTCCATCCTCTGCCCACCGTGGTAGGAGATTGGACAGTAGCAGTAAATGGTCAACTTTATGACGATTACACCAATATTGTTTTAGCCCCAGATGATTCTTTAGTATTTTGCGCTACCCCTAAAGGAGGCGGTGGAGGTGGTGGAGACAAAAATCCACTAAAAATAGTGGCTACCGTAGCTGTTATGGTTGTGGCTGCTGTTGCTACTGCTTATATGCCTCAGACTGCTCCGATATGGGCTAAGATGCTTGTAGCAACCGCAATTACAACCGCAGGTGGACTATTAATAAACTCTATTTTCCCAGTACAATCTCCTGGTTTAAGTGGCTTAAACAGTCCCCGTGATTCTATTGAAAACTCTCCAACTTATGGCTGGCAAATAACAGAAAATCCTAAACGGGTAGGCCAGACTCTCCCTGTGCTTTACGGCAAGCACAAAGTCATTCCACCGCTTTGCTCCCATTATGTAGAAACAAGGGGCAATAAACAATATTTTAACGGCCTATATGCTATTGCCGGGCATTATTTAAACGATATTACCGATATAAAGATAAACGATCAGCCCATTGACAACTACGATGAAGTCTGGATTGAACGCCGTTTTGGATATAACGAGCAAGAACCAATAAGCAATTTTGACTCGTTGCGAACAGATGTAGGTATCCAGACAAAATTTTCAACTGATTGGGTTGTTCGGCAAACTGGAGATTGTGATAGATGGGGCATAGGACTAGTTGCTCCCAGGGGAATTTATTATGCAAACAATAAAGGCGGATTAAATACACTAACTATACCAATCTATACACAGTATAGAAAGGTAGGAGATGCTACTTGGCGCGATTGGCTCGGGCACACATCATTTATCCAGTCCGGAGCATTTTTCCAAAAAGAAGGCACTTATGTTTTTTCTGTAAGAGGAACAAACCTAGCACACAAGATATTTAAAGGGGCCACAATACGCTCTTATAAAAACGGAGAAGTATATTCTGAACATAAAGTAAGAAAAACCAAAATAGATGAGCGGGTGGTTGGAACATATAGAAAATTTCACATACCTAGTAGAGATTGGGTATACTACACCACAGAAAACATATATGAAAACTGCTCTATTGTTTATGTAACAGGCGACCCTTTACCTTCTGGGATGGACAATTATCAGTATGCTAACCCTACAACTATATCTGGTAAGCAATCATCCCCCAAGCGTTGGTTTTTCGAAATTCCCGAACCGGAAGAAGGATATGGTGCTTATGAATATCGTTTCAAATTTACAGAAGCGCCTCCTTCTAGTTCACGATACGGCTCAGAAATTTTCCTAGAATATCATCAAGAAGTTGTTGACGAGGAATTAACTTACCCCAATACAGCACTTTTGTCTGTGCGCGCATTAGCCACAGATCAACTTTCTGGGGCACAGCCCAAGATTACTTGTGTTGGCGAGCGACACACTATTTTTGAAGATAAAGCAGCAACCAATCCTGCTTGGGCTTCTATGCACATGCTTCAAGATAGCGTGAATGGCGGTGGTGTACCTATAAACAGGATAGTTGAATCAAAGTTTGAAGAATGGGCAGAGCAATGCAATAACAATAATCTTACTTGTAATATAAATTTTGATACTCCCAGAAACTTCAAAAACGCCCTGGATACCATTGGAACACTAGGTCGCGGCCAAGTAATCCAGATGGGATCTGATTTTACTTGCATAACGGATTTTCCAGATACGGCAGTACAACATTTTATATTCGGCATGGGAAATATCGAAGAAGATTCGTTCTCTGAACAATGGTTACCCATGCAAGATAGAGCTGACGAAATTGAAATCACTTATTGGGATGCTGAAGATGACTGGGAGAGAAAAACACTTACTATACAACAAGAAGATTACGATACTGCTGAGCGGGAAATAAATAGCCAGTCCATCCAGCTTGTCGGCTGTACTGATCGTAGCATGGCTGCAAGACATGCTAAAATGGCCCTAAATAAAAATAGATGGTTGACTTTAACAGCTAGTTGGACTGCGGACGTTGATGCTCTTGCTTGTACAATAGGTGATGTTGTTAAGGTCAGCCATGATCTTCCACAGTGGGGATATTCTGGACGTATTATTGAGGCCGGGGTTGATTATGTTAAACTAGATAGAGAAGTCGACATTTCTGCAAGAACAGATTACGCCCTGGAAATAAAATATTCGGACGATACTACGGTAGTCAAAAATGTACTCGTAGTTTCTGATACCACTACAGATACACTTTATCCAGACTCAAATTTTGACACTATTCCGGAACAATACGATATATTCTTGTTCGGAGAACTTAATAGAACTTCACGCAAATTTAAAATCATTAACATAAGAAAATATAATGATCTTAAACGAGAAATTGAAGCTATTGAGTATGTTCCAGAAGTATATAACGACTATGCTTCTATTCCCTTGCCACCGTCTACTGGATTGTTTGAAATTAAAGGATTATATGTACAAGAAAGTTGGATTTCTGCCCCAGACGGTTCCGGCATATCCGTGATAGATGCTTCTTGGCGCAGCGACCAAGGTGTCACTTGGAATATTTGGTTACGGGAAGAAGATAATGAATGGAAACTAGTCGGATCAACACAAGAAACATATTATCGAATAAGTGAACCACTGAATAGAAATAGTCTTTATACAGTTGCTGTATCTTTTGCTCGTCCCGAATTAGGCAAGCAAGAACAAGTATATATAAGAGGCAAAGAAGCCCCGCCAAGTGATGTGCAAAATTTTTACGCTTTACAGTCTGGTGGGAATATTGTCCTTCGTTGGGATCATATCCCAGACATTGACTTATGGGGTTATGAAATCCGTGAAGGTCTGAATTGGCAAGAAGGAAAAATCATTGCAAATAACATTCCAGAAAATGTTTATTCGTATATTCCGAATAAATCAGGTGATCATAGATTTTTAATAAAAGCTAAAGATAATTCAGAAATATATTCCGTAAATGCTACTAGTTACGATATAACTGTTCTTGAGTTTGAAGGTCTAAATGTTGTACTGGAACAAGACGAAATTCCAGACAATGTATCTGATGCAGTTGACATATTTAACTACGCGTTAACAGACGACGAAAGCAAGTTGATTTGGTTGCCTGGGGCTAATGATACACATTTTGCTAATGCAACCGATCAAGATACACGGTTGACATATTATGAAGGAGACGTTGATCTTGGATATTACACGTCTAAAGTTTTTGATTTAACTGCAATAGTCAATTTTACACTGCGTCTTAACGCAAAATATAAAGCAACTATTGTTAACGTAACCGATCAGACATACCCAGATAGAGTAGATACAACATACCCACAAGACACAGATACGTCTATAACTAGCTTGAGTTTCCCCGCACTTTATTATAGAATATCAGACGATAATATAAATTGGTCAGATTGGCAAGAATATAAAGAACCGACGCAAACAGTTGGCAGATATATACAACTTAAAGCCAGTATGGATATTGATTCAGACCAGGTAGAATTTTATTATAATCAAATATCAACTATTGCAGATGTCCCGGATAAGATAAGTGACAAACAGGATGTTACAATATCTTCTTCCGGGGAGACTTTTGACCTTTCAACAGATTTTGGAGTAACAATTTTAGTTAAATATACAGTTTCAACAGAAACTTTAGGGACTGCTCCTAAATACCCAGTAATAGATAAAAGAACGGGAGAATTTGATGTCATGTTGTACGATCATAATGGAAGCGCGACTTCTGGAAACGTAGATTTAACAGTGAGGGGGTTTTAAAATATGTCACAGACATTTAATAGCCTTGAAAGTGGAGTCACTAAATTCGGCGACTTGTATTCTATCTTGAATAATAACTTAGACGCATTGCGTTCTGCTTTCGCCGGAACAAGTTTTCCGTCTGACCCAACAAGTTCACAGATATGTGTTAGAACCGATTATAGCCCATATCGCGTATTTTTATACGACGGAAGCGATTGGAATGATCTCACAGATCATTTGCCGGAATTTGTAGCATTACAAGCAGCAGTAGAGGCCGCAAAAGGATCGGCTTCGACACTACGGGATTACCTTACTGTTGCCCATAATGACGATGGCACGCTTAAAAGCGATGCTCCTGCCGGTAGTTGGTGGATGAATGATGCTAATTTTGTGGAGCAAATTACATCAAATCAATTTACTACTTCCGGAGACAGAACAAATCTTTATGTTGTTAACCGGGCAATACAGGCCACACAAACAGCCGTAGAATATGGATATGTGGCTGAATCTAGTTACGATTCTGGCTCTGATTTAACCACGGTGACCGTTACTGATGTTACCCTTGAAAGTGGTTTGTCTGCTATTAGTTATGGTCAGGCGACAAATAACGTGCCAGATATCGAAAGTGTAATTGGAGGCACACTTAATGACTCTGGAACTGGCACGACTGATCTTTGGAGTGCAGACAACATAGCAACCCAAGCGGCTTTAATTGCAGCGGCTGCTCCAGCT